CTGTTTATGTTTATGCTGACGAGCGAAAAATGACCGTGAAGGTCATAAATCTTAAAGGGTGTCCATGCGGGCCTGAGCACGGGCCTCGATGTCGGGCGTGATCTGCTTGGCCCACAGCGTGTGCCGAGTACCGTCGACGAGATGCCTGCCTGCTGCGAACAACCCCATCGTGCGAAGGATCGCGCCCAGAGCTTGATCGGAGAACGGAGGCAGCTTGTCGGTCGGTAAAACGGCGCGTAGTGCCGTTATTGATACAAGGTCTTTGCGGACCAGAGCGTGTGGCTCGTCTTCGAGGCATTCCCCAATGGCTGCAGCCAATGGGCTCGTGGTCTGCTTGGCCAATTCTTTGAGGAACGGAGTGACCGGAGCCCGACCCTCGGGGTTGAAATCAGGTGAGATCGGCCAAGCTTCAAGGAAGGCGCGGATACCGCCCGCCAGCCGCGTGCATTCGGAGTAGAAGTGATTGAAGTATGCTTCTCCACCAATGGCATCGATGTCTTGCTTGGTCTGGAGCGGACTGTTGATGACCCAGTAACGACGGTCATCGTCGTGGACCGCGAGAGCGTCGTGGTGATTGGTGAACAGGATGTAGTTCGTGACGTTGGGCACGGTCTGGACTGGCTCGTACAACTGACGGACCGACACCTTATCGTCCGAGATCAGGGGCTTCATCTTATCCATGACTCGGTAACGATTCGTCCCCATCACGCGCACCTCGTCGAGAATGAGGAGCTGCGATCCGCTTGCCCAGCCGTTGCTGGTGCCTTCCATGACGTGTTCGGCTGCGAGCCACTGGACGTTGCTGTGCCCCAGCGCCAGCGTCATCACGTAGCCCCAGCCGCCTTTGCCTGCACCGGGGGCGGACATAAGCGTCGGAGCCCAGCGGATCTTCTTGCCGGGATGTTGGACCTGATAAGCCGCCCAGTCCATCGCGGTCACCCAGTACTGCCTGCCGTGCAGGTTGCACGCATGGATGCACAGCAGCTCGCCTGCCTCCAGTGCCTGCGACTTGTCGGCCTTTGCGTACGTCGCTCGGTAGGTGTTGATGAACGGCACCCCGCCCGACACGAAGACCCGCTTGGGTTCCGACGGATCGTAGCGCACGTTCTCGACGACTGGGATGTTGGCTTCGTGTATCAGATATTGTGATGCACTTATCTCGGGGTCGGGGCTTTGATAGATGAGGTCGACGACCTCTCGACGCATCTTGCGGTTGTCGAGGTAACGGTAAAACAGGTTGGGAGCAGTCAGGAAGACGATGCCGCTCGTCCACGGAGGCTGCACTGCCGTGGCCTTGACGGCTGCGTTGGTGATGCGTTTGACCTCCTTGGCAAGGTCGCCGACGGTCGGCCCGCGCAAGCCTCTGGACTTCGTGGCTCCAAAGAGGTCGGCGACCAGCACCTTCTGCTCAATTGGTCCGACGACATCGGCAAGCTTTGCGATGCGTCTGGCCCCTTCGTCGAGGAGCTCTTCGGACGAACGAGCAGGGCTTTGAATCCAGTCGCGAGTCTGCTGGAAGACTCGGTTCGACATCGGGCGATTATCCCAGCCGCATTTGACCGCTTCTCGGATCACGGTGCGGATCGTGACCGGAACGCGGTCACCGGGATTAGCTTTGAACGACTCCCACCGTGCCATGAGGGTGTCGGTGTCGGTGTACTTGTCGGAGCTCTGGGAAGACCATGCGTCCCAGATTTCGAATCCCGCGTCACCCAGTTGGTGCTTGATGCCCATGCCGATCTCAACCCACTGCTTCATCGGACACGATGGGTCGATGACCTTGAGGGCCGACTCGACGTCATCGGAGGTGACACTCTCGACTGGCTCGCGGAAGTTGGCGATATCGCCGACGTCCGCGTCGGCTGGGTCGACGGGGTCCACGCCCTTGAGGCTCGCAATCTGCGCGATCTGGGTGTGGTCGAAATCGTGACCATCGGTCTTCTGGTAGGCGATGGGCGACTCCGTCGAGTCCGTGTATTGCACAGGCAAATACATCGGCTGCACGGCGACTTTCGACTCGCTGGTGACGGCATTCATGCCAAGCAGTCCCGCAAGGGCGGTGACCGCTGCTGGGTAGTGTGCCACGGGGACGCTGTTGACGGGCACCATGACACGCAGGCGGGGCTTCTCGGGCGTGGATCGTGCGGTATGCCAGACGACCGCGCTCAGGTCGCCCAAGAGGGTCTCGGGGCCAACGCTGAGAATGCGGGCGCTCTCCTTGCCGTCGTCGACGTCAATGAACAGCACGTTGCAGTGAGTCGCCTGCGACGTCTGGCGGGGGCTGGGGCTCGACTTGAAGACTGCGGGCACGAGGTAGTCGGTCTTCTTGCGTTTGTTCTGCTCCTCGTCGGGCAGGGCGAACATCTCGGGGCGGGTGAGCGCCAACTGCACGGGGCTCGCCACCGTTGCCTCGACCAGTTCGGCGAAGGTCTGGTGAGGCAACGCTTGGACCTGCCCGAGTTGACTGGCGAGGCCGCTGAAGTATCGGGCGCTCATTTCAGCCACCTCCGCTTCCTCGCCTCGGCGAGCTGCTTGGTCCGTCGGGCTATTTCAGCCTTCGACAGGGTCTTCTTCTTGCCTTTGGACAGGCGTCCAAGGGCTGCGGCGAGTTGGGAGGGAGTCATGGCGGGCGTGGAGGACGATCACGAGATCGCATTCGTGTCAAGCCACGGCTACTTGATGAACCCCTCGGTCCGCAGGTAGTCGATGAGCTTGACGCCGAGGCGAGCTGCATCTTCTGCCGACGGTTGTCGGAGAAGTGCGTTGTTAACCTCATTAATTATCTGCGTGTCAAAGCGCATCGACTGAAACGACCCGTCTTCGCCTCGACCCGAGCCGTGGAGGTAGGGACTGTTCCCGGTGATGCTGTACAGTTCCCTTCTGTGCTCCTCCAGTCGTGCCGCTTTTTTCTTCATCGTGTGATCTCGCTCGGCGTACTTAGACCGAATGTCGGCGAGCCGGAACGTCGTGGCAGCGTGCCATGTCAGCAGGCGTTTCTGCCAGTGGGGGTTGTCGAGGTCGATCGTGACCGAGGCGATCTTGTCGGTGTGAATCGCATCATCGTTGTCGCAACCGAGGACGAATTTCGAGCTGCTTACGGAAGAGCGATGGAGCCCCTTTGGTCTTAATCCGCGCAGGTAGATCGAGGTCTCGGTCTTCGAGCGGTAGTACGTGTAGTTGTTCCCAATGTAGGTGTCGGACAAAGACCAGCCGAGGCTGGTGAGGATGGAGCTAAGTTGATCCGTGATGATGAGCATGGTGATTAGAACGAGGGTTCGACGGCATCTTCCCGCGTATCGACGCGGTCAATACCGTGGTGAGGCGTGAAGCGATAGAACGAACGACCGTCCAAGCTTTCGAGGGCGTAGACGTCGGGACGAAAGTCGCCGGGTGTGGCGATGCAGCAAAGGACGCGAAGGCGAAGGAAGCCGACGCGAACGACGGAGCCTGAGCTCCAATCTTGGCGGGTGCGGGAGATCATGCCTTGCTCCATTTCTTTTCGTTCACGGGGATCGTGAAGATCACGCGGGCGCGGGGCACGATGACCGACGGGATCGGGTCGATGACCGTCTTGGTCGTGGGTCCGTTGACCAACTCGCCGAGGCCACGGGTGGTGCCCCACTGGCGGAGTTGTTTTACGTTGGTGATGACGAGGGTATCGTCGTTGTGGATGCAGTCGCCGCAGAAGACGAAGCCGCTGTCGACGACGACGATGTGCCAGCCGGGAGTGATGATGTTGCTCATGGTGATATCTGTTTTTGGTTGTTGTTTGTTACTGACGGGAAAGTTGGGTGAGTGCCTGCAATGGGTCGTCGGCGCGTCGGGCGAACACGCCGGAGCCGTCGCCGTTGCCGTTGCCGTTGCCGTAGACGTCGCCGTAGCCGTAGCCGTAGCCGTTGCCGTCGCCGTAGCCGTAGCCGTTGCCGTAGCCGTAGCCGTCGCCGTTGCCGTAGACGTCGCCGTCGCCGTCGCCGTAGCCGCAACTGTCGCCGTCGCCTTTGCTGTCATCTTTGGTCGTGGTCATGAGAGAGTGGTGAGTGCCTGCAATGGGTCGTCGACGCGTCGGGCGAACACGCCGGAGCCGTAGCCGTAGCCGTAGCCGTAGCCGTCGCCGTTGCCGTTGCCGTTGCCGTCGCCGTAGCCGTCGCCGTTGCCGTAGGTCGATTGACTGTCTTCTCCTATAAATAATTGATTCATGGCAGTTAAATTAAATAATTTTAG